ATTCGGGACAGGATCGGAAGCTTTATCTGATGCCTCTACCGCGACCCTTACTATGGCCGATGGAGCTTCCGATGCCTTTCGTTCTATGGCTCTCACCCTTACAGGATCTCTTTCCCAGGCTTGTACAGTTACCCTGGCTCCAAATACTCTTTCTAACGTATGGGTGGTTCAAAACTCCGCTGGTAACACAGTCACACTAAGCCAAGGCACAGGCGCAAATGTAGTCATACCAAACGGCGGTATCCGCATGGTGGCTACTGACGGTGCTGGCTCTGGCGCAGCAGTTACGGATGTACTCGACGTATTAGGCGGCACGGGCAACGTAGGGCTTGGTTCAGGTGCGTTTGGCACAGGACTGACCACAGGTACGGATAACGTAGCGATAGGTGAGAACGCTGGTGATGCGTTGACTACTGGGTCTGACAACACTTTTGTCGGTGATGAGGCTGGAGGAGCAACAACCACAGGCTCAAACAATGTTGCCATAGGGTCAGCAGCTTTTGATGCGAACACCACTGGCGCAAACAATGTTGCAGTTGGTGTTGCCGCACTTGATGCAAACACTACCGCATCAGACAACACGGCAGTCGGATATGGTGCTTTGACTGCTAACACTACAGGCACTCGAAATGTTGCTGTTGGAACGAGTGCATTAGCGGCAACTACCACAGGAGATCGTAACACAGCAGTTGGTTACCAAGCTGGCGATGCGATTACTACGGGTGAAAGAAACACTCTTGTAGGAGATAACGCAGGTAGTGGAGTGACTACTGGCGTTCGTAATATCGCTATGGGTGAGCAAGCATTACTTACTAATTCAACAGGTGACTACAATACGGCACTGGGTACGTTTGCATTAATAAACAACACCACCGCAGATGAAAATACAGCAGTTGGGTATAGCTCCTTGTTTGAAAACACAACAGGTGCATCTAATACTTCGGTTGGGTATAGGGCGTTATTAACAAACTCAACTGCTAGTTACAACACAGCGATGGGTAAGGATGCGTTAAGACTTAACACCACTGGAGCGCAAAATACAGCCCTCGGTTTTGGAGCTATGGACGCAAATACGACTGCTTCAAGCAACACAGCGGTTGGATATGCTGCATTGCTTTCAAATACCACAGGCGAAGTAAATTCCGCTTTTGGGCATTCGGCTCTGTACACAAACACCACTGGCTATGGAAACACAGCAGTGGGCAAAAATGCTTTATATACCAACAATGGAAACAACAACACGGCTGTTGGGCATGAAGCACTAGAATTAAATACAACTGGTGCAGGTAATGTTGCTGTAGGCAGAGAGACGTTAGAAGCCAACACCACAGGAAGTCACAATACTGCTTTTGGAACCGCAGCACTTGAAGCTAATACAACTGGTACTAGGAACACGGCACTTGGATATGCAGCCTTAGACGCGAATACCACAGATACAGACAACACTGCGGTAGGCTATCTCGCTTTAACTTCTGCTGCTGGTGCTTATTATTCAACTGCTGTCGGTACATTAGCTGGTGAAGACACCACAACAGGTGTAAGCAATACATTTATAGGATATGCAGCGGGAAAGGAAAACACTACAGGTGCAGAAAACACAGTAGTCGGGGCACTTGCTTTCGATGCTAATACGACTGGTAGCAACAATGTTGCCATTGGAAGACAGGCTTTAACTGCCAACACCACCGCTGATGACAATGTGGCCGTTGGCGATAACGCCATGAACGTAAACAGTACTGGCTCAGACAACACCGCTATTGGAACGCGAGCTTTGCTGGCAAATACAACAGCTAGTTACAGTGTTGCAGTTGGTAAAAACGCGGGTGAATCTCAAACGACTGGTGGATACAACACCATAGTTGGAGTTGTTGCTGGTGCAAGTATCACAACAGGGAACCATTTGGTGGCAGTTGGCTACGGCGCGGCAAATAATACTACTCAAAACGATTCAACTGCTGTAGGTTATAGAGCGGCTGTTGCACACACAACAGGTCTTGGTCTAGTCGCAATCGGCACTGAGGCATTAGCCACACTTACCACAGGTAATTACAACACAGCGGTCGGATTCAAAGCAGGAGAGGACAATACTACTGGTATTGAAAACACTTATGTGGGGTGGTCTGCTGGAACTAATCTTACTGAAGCAAACTACACTACGTGCATCGGATCGCAAGCAGGGTCTTCTGGAACAATAACTGGAAATGCGAACACGTTTGTAGGAAGAGCTGCTGGACACACTAACTCATCCGGTTCAGAGAATACGTTTGTTGGGATGAATGCTGGGATAGATATTACCACTGGTTCCAACAATACTGGAGTCGGGGTTTCTGCTTTAGCAAACTTAACAACTGGTAGTACTAACGCCTGTTTTGGTCATGGTGCTGGAACTACTGGTAATCCCGGTGGAAATGTAACAACGCACAGTAATCATTTAATTGTAGGCAGCGATGCTACGACATCAGCTTATGTAAAAGTTTCTTGGACAGTAACCTCGGATGAAAGAGATAAGACTGATTTTAAAGACTTAGATGTTGGCTTGGATTTTATAAAAGCCCTTGAGCCTGTCACTTTCTATTGGGACGAACGAGCTAAATATGTAGACACTTCTGACCCTGATTGTGACTTAAACAAAGTAACCCATGATGGTACGCATAAGGGGGACAGGCTAGATATCGGTTTTAAAGCGCAAGCGGTGGAAAAGCTAGAAGAAGCGGCGGGCTATAAGATAGCCGATAAAACCAACCTAACAACGACTTTAACGGAAGATGGCAAACAGTATGGTTTGAAATACGAACGATTTGTTCCTATTTTAGTTAAAGCTGTTCAAGAACTTTCAGATCAGGTAGCAGATCTAAAAGAACAACTCGATAAATGTAACTGCGACTAGGAGACTAAAATGGCAGTAAAGAAAACTTTGGTTAATGCTGTTCCTTCAAGCTTAGATGGCAAGGTCACTCGATGGGATCTTACCATGAAATACGAACAAGGCACTGAAGGTAAAGATGATTATTATACAAATGAAAAAAGAGTTACAGTTGAAGCGGCAGAAACAAGCCCTTCTGGAACTATAAACAATTTTACGCCAAAAGCAGAAGGCGAATGGACTAAGAAAGAACTCGAAGATCTTTGTCCAACAGCTAAATGGGATAATATATTTGCTAATCAGTATGAATCAGTAATTACTAATCCTGTTAAAGATCCTGTTTCTAATAACGATTTTGTGATTCCTAGTTAATGGAGCCGCAACCTTATCAATTTCATACGCTGCCAGCGGTATTTATGCTGGAGGCACAGCTATCTGAAAGCATGGTAGGCACACTTAACGATTACCTAGATAAGCTAATGGTCGATGAAAGCCGTAAGAGTCATGCTGGTACTTTAGTTGGGCAAATAAGTCACGGACAGCAACTTACAATGGATCACCATTGCGAAGAATTGCATGACTTTAATTGGTTAATTCAAGGGTTAGCAATGGACTACGTTAAGCAGTTTTGCGCTGCATCTGGTAATCCATTAAAAGGTAAACGAGAAGTACTTACAGATGAGCTTTGGTCGGTTCATAGCTACGAGCGTGACTATAACCCAACTCACGATCACGGGACTAAAACCGTTATGGGAGTTTCTTGTACCACATGGACAAAAGTACCCCAACAAATCCTAGATCAGCCTACAGCGGGAACCCCAGAATACAACTTGTATAACTCATCAGGCAATGCCGATGGTTGTCTGGCATTTAGCTATGGTCGTAATAGTATGATGGATGTAGAGCGGTTAGCTCCCCCGCAAAGTTTTGTAATTAAGCCAGAAGTCGGGAAGTTTTTAATGTTTCCTAGCTGGTTGTCTCACATGGTTTACCCTTTTGAGGGTGAAGGAGAACGGCGAACAGTCGCTGCAAATTTGAATGTATGGAAGGTAGATGATGACGGAACAAGACACTAAAGAAGTTGTAGATGAAGAAGTTGTAGAAGAAGCTGAGGTTGCTCAACTTCCTCCTAACCCTGAAATGTTGACTGCTCGTATGGATGAGCTTAGAGAAGAGATTGGGCAGATTACCAATGTAATTAATGCTAACCAAAAGCAACTAGATACTTATGTAGCAGCATTTAACTGGTACTCACAGCAGTTAGAAGCGGCTAATGCGGAGCAACAGTAATGGATTTTGTTCTTAATATAATATCTGTAGTAACGGGTATTGTTTGCGCGGCATCGATCATATGTAGCCTTACTCCCACTCCTAAAGATGATGCGTTGATTGGAAGGCTATATAAGATTGTTGAAATTGCAGCGTTAAACATTGGTAAGGCGAAAGAAGGATCTACAACTAATCCAATTAAGTTTGTTAAAAGGTCTGATTAATGTCTGACTCGCTGGAGGAGATGTACATAAGACGTACAGAACTAAAAGCGCATGAACGAGAATGTGCTTTGCGATACGAGTATATTGAGAAAAGACTTGAAGAAGGATCGGAAAAGTTTAAGAAGCTAGAAATGTTATTGTGGGGTGTGTATCCATTTATGATCGTAACTATAGTAGCTTCTAAGTTTTTATGAATGAAAGGCACAATACTAGCCTTTATGCTTGTTACAGTTATAGAAGGCAATGTAGCGCAAGGTTCAGATCAAATGCTGTTTCGAGACATTCATCGTTGTCAGCAGTTTGCATACTGGATAGAACATAATTGCAGAGATGTCCGTTGTAGAGGGGGCATCAAACAACACAACATAACCGCTTACTGCAAGCCAGTAATGGCTGGAGCAAACCAAAAGTTTTGGGATTAGTTATGGCTAAGAAGTTACAAGAAAATTCAGTTTGGGCTAAATACGATATTGACCAGGATGGTACAGTTAGTGATGAAGAACTTGAACGTGCCACACAAATGATTGAACTAGATCTCCGAGAAGAAAAGCAAGATTCCCAGCGCCGAATTGCTTGGGTTGCTATGTCTTCAATGGTTTTGTATTCGTTGCTACCCCTTTTACCTTTCGTTCCAGAAGCTCGCCTTTCAACCTTGTCCTCGCTTAGTGATATGTTGTTCCTTAGCCAGGCCAGCATCATAGGTCTATACTTCGGCGCTACGGCCTATATGTCGCGTAAACCGTAGAGGTTTACCATGATAATTGAATCAGTGGCAGCGGCAGGGGCGATCCTGTCTACAATATCCACCGCCATAAATAAACTAAATGAAGTCGGAGATGGGGCTGCGAAAGCAGTTGAACTCATGCAAGGGTTTAGCGATGCGCTGGATTCTTTTGAGCGTGAGAAGAAAGACTCGGTTATTAACAACCTTAGCTCACAGGAGCTTTTAAAATTGGAATCAATCAAGCACCGCAGGGATCAGTGGGAAAAGTCATTGCATGATATGTTAGTTATCCATGATCCAGCTTTGTTACAACGATGGGATGAAGCAAAAGCCCGTCAAAAAGCTGCTCATAAACGACAGATGGAAGCTATCAAAGCTAGGGCTGCTGCCAGAAAGAAGATGATCAGACAGATCTGGCTTATAATGGGAGTGACCGCTATAGGGTTACTTTGTGCATTTATATTAATTGGAGGGGTCATACTGATCTTTAAATGATGGCTAAACAAGCACAGCAAAAAACTGTAGATAAAAAAAAATTAAAGAGTGGATTCGACAACAACAGTTGAAATCCCATAACCAAGAGTAAATTATGTGGCAGATTAGCGCAGGATTAGGGTTAGGTTTATTACTTTTAGCAGGTTCATTTAAGATGTATTACGATAAGACTCAAGCTGAAATAGAGTCATTTCATTTGCAACTTGAGCAGTCAATTCAAAACCAAAAAATGCTTGAAGGAACCATTGAGCAACAAAACAAGAACTTAAAAGAAACCATTCAAAACCATGAACTCATGATCTCTCAAGTAGAGAGATTGCAGAAAGAAAATATGGTAGCTCAGAATGAGGTCACAGATATTAGAAAAAAGTTCTCACGGCATTCCATGGATGTATTGTCCATCAGGAAGCCAAAGCTAATAGAGAATATTATCAATCGTGGTACGAAGTCAGTACTCAATGATCTTAAAGTTATTACCGATGAAGCGCAGTTCGATGAAGATATTATTATTTCTAACTCTACTTCTAGTTAGCGGCTGCTCTATACTAGGTTCAAGTCGGGACATTCCTGAAGTAAAACCTGTAGAAGTGGTAACGGTAGTAAAGAAAGCGCCTACCTATCATCCCCCATTGCCTAATCAAATAGATCCTGTTCCAGTAGAATGGACCGTGTTAAACCCAGAACTTATGCAAGAATATCTTGATGACTTAAACGAAGGAAACGCGCCAACCAATGCGTGGTATGCGTTGACAACAAAGGGATACGAAAACCTTTCTACCAATATGGCTGAAGTAAAAAGGTATTTGCGTCAAGTGTTGAGTATCTTAAAATATTACCGCGAATTAGATGACCAGGAGACTGAGACTAATGAGTGACAAATTAAGAGAAATGCTTAGAAGGCATGAGGGCGTTAAAAACTTTGTGTATCTATGCAGTGAGGGATACGAAACGATAGGCGTAGGCCGCAATATCGCAGATTCTGGTTTGGGCCTTTCTGATGATGAGGTTGATTACCTGTTAGATAACGATATCAAGCGTGTAAAGGATGAGCTCTCTGATGAGTATTATTGGTTTGGTGGGCTTAATGAAGCGAGGCAACATGCCATGATAGACATGTCGTTTAATCTTGGTCAGACCAGGTTGCGCGGATTTAAGAAAGCTTTAGACGCTATGGCTACCGAAGATTATGAGCGTGCAGCTGATGAGTTTATGGATAGTAGGTGGGCAGAACAAGTAAAGAGTCGAGCGCCTGAAGTTACTGAAATGATACGAACAGGAGAATATCAGTAATGGCTCTTCAAAAGTTTTTGTTTAATCCTGGCATAAATAAAGAAGGAACCGATTACACCGCAGAGGGTGGTTGGTTTGACGGTAACCTAGTCAGGTTTCGCAAAGGCTTTGCTGAAAAGATAGGTGGTTGGACAAAGGTCATTCAGACTTCTTACAACGGCACAGGAAGAAAACTATTAGGCTGGGTTGATTTGGCTGGCACAAAGCTTCTTGGTCTTGGCACGCGAACCAAGCTTTATATACAGGAAGGCACAAACTTCAATGACATTACACCGATTCGCAGTACCACTAGTGCGGGAGATGTAACATTTGCAGCGACTAATGGATCAAGCACATTAACTGTTACTGATACTGCTCATGGTGCTTCACAGGGTGACTTCGTTACTTTTAGTGGGGCAGCATCATTAGGCGGTAATGTTGTAGCAGCGGTTATAAACCAAGAGTACGAGATAGCGACTGTGCCTTCTACTAGCACTTACACTATTACTGCTAAAGATACGAGCGGCGCAACAGTTACTGCAAATGCTAGTGATAGCGGCAATGGTGGCGGGTCTACTGTTGGCGCTTACCAAATCAATGTTGGTCTTGATGTATTTGTTGATGGCACAGGTTGGGGTGCAAGTTCTTGGGGAAGTGGAACTTGGGGTTCGACCAGTTCATTAAGCAACTTAAACCAATTACGTTTATGGTCTTTCGATAGTTTTGGCGAGGACTTGATTGCAAACGTCCGTGCGGGTGGTGTTTATTACTGGGACACTAGCGCAAAAACTCTTGGTACAGACAGAGCCGTTGCATTAAGTGCGCTGACAGGTGCTAACCTTACCCCAACAAAAGGATTGCAAGTTCTGGTGTCTGATGTAGATCGGCACGTTATTGTCTTGGGCGCTGACCCAATTAGTGGTGGTTCTCGATCTGGTTCAATTGATCCACTGTTAATCGCTTTTTCTGATCAAGAAAACCCAGCAGAGTGGGAGCCTAGATCAGATAACACCGCTGGTTCTTTGCGTTGTTCCGCAGGATCAGAAATCATTGGAGGACTTAGAGCCAGACAAGAAACATTGGTTTGGACTGATGTTGCGCTTTACAGTTTGCAGTTTGTTGGAACGCCGCTGACATTTGGATTGAATTTAATTAACGAAGGCGTTAGTTTGATTGGTCCTAATGCCGCGATTAACACGCCATCTGGTGTGTTCTGGATGGACAAAAAAGGATTCTATACTTATACGGGGGCCGTATCTCCGGTCCCATGCAGTGTTCATTCGTATGTGTTTGATGACCTGGAAGAGGGTCAGGCATATCAATTCTTTGCTTTCTTAAACAAACAGTTCAATGAGGTCGGTTGGTTTTATTGCGCCTCTGGATGCACAACTCCAGATCGATATGTCACTTATAACTACGTTGAACAATCATGGGCAATTGGACAATTAGAAAGAACAGCTTGGTTAGATGAAGGTATTGTTGCCTTCCCAAGAGCCGCTGGCAAATCAAGTTCTACTCCTTATCTTTATCAGCATGAAACAGGTAATGATGATGATGGATCTCCAATGGACAACGTGTTCATTGAGTCTGCTGACTTTGATATAGGCGATGGAGAAGAGTTTCAGTTTATTAAGCGCATGATTCCTGATGTTAAATTCACAGGTAGCGGAGGCAGTGGGCAACAGATCAATGTTGTTTTAAAAGAAAGAAACTATCCTGGTGATTCTTTATCAACAGATCAAACCACAAGTTTTACTGCTTCTACCACCAAGATAGATATGAGAGCTAGAGCTCGACAAGCTGTGGTTAGATTTGAATCAGATGATGATGCTGACGTTGGTGTAAGAGAAGGAGTTGGATTTAGAGTTGGCGGCACTCGACTTGATATCAGGCCGAATGGTAGAAGATGAGCAAGCTTTTACAGGGCAGATTACCATTTGAAACAGATCAGGTTGTTGCTGCTGGCACATACAATAAGACAGTAAGGCTTCTTGAATTAAGCCTTGATGCGTTTGATCCAGACAAAACGCCTCAATTTACTGCATCAGAATTAGATGAACTTAAATTCCAAGCTGGTGATATCATATGGAATAGTTCAATTGGCAACCTACAGGTTTGGA